GGATCAGCACCTAATACAATTAAATGTCGATCAATTTCAGATGTAATAACTTGCAATCCAAGTGTAGGGACTAGGTTAGCGGTTGCTAAACCTGATAAATCTAAAGCTCTTGTGCTAGTTCCATTATTTTCTACCCAACGATAAATGCCACCGCCACGTGGATTTATAATTAGGTTCTCACCAAAATTGTCATGCGTCCACAATCTTAGTTGTCCGATTGCGGTTAAAGCAGTGGTTGAACCAAATGTACCAGACCCCCAAGTTCCTGATCCCCAACCAGCAGAAGGGACATAACTATCTAGACCTACGCTTATTTGATATGCGCCATCAACTCCAGAACCTCCATTTCCTGTATCACTTGAGTTAGCTGTTACTGTATCGCCAGCAGTATCTTTGGCAACAAAAGTGTATGTATTTACACTAGGGACACTGGCTATTTGATATTCTTGATTTAAAACAGCAGCAGTAACTACGCCACCTAAACTAACTGCGCCAGCTAAAGTGACAAAATCACCTGTTACAGCGCCATGCGCGTTATCTGTTGCTGTGATAGTTGAACTGCCATTAGTAGCAGCGAACACAATACCATTGGTAGTAGTAGCCCTGATAGGGGTTATATCATTGTATACACTGCCATCTTTTATATAATATTTGAATGTAGTGCCTATTCCTAAATAAAGGTTACTGCCTAGACTCATCCAATTATGCAATGCTCTACTTGTGCCTAAATAAGTATTACTGCTTAGTTTTTCCCAGCCACTCATTTTTTCTACGTGACCATTTCTAAATCTTATGAGGTTACAATCAAACCAACCGTCCTCATTATCGTAGGCAGTGCCTTCTCTATTTATCCCTGGTCTAAAAATTCTTTTAGTATACGGCATTTATACATTTTCCCATTCTTCGCCTTCAAACAACAAGGCTTCTGCTTCTCTTCTTCTTATCAATCCTTCTAAAACCTTACCGCCTGCTTTATTCCAACGCTTTATTTGCTCTGGTACATTTTTGTACTCACCCGCATTTAAAACATTTAATAATGTAGAAGATTTTAAGTTAGACGGACCTAAATTATAAACCCAAGCAACTAAAGCATCAAATTGACATTGTTTTAAATCAACGTCAACCATATCATTTATATAGCTTTCATATTCTATTAGTTCTTCAAGTAACCATTCTTCGGCTTCGTCTTGGCTACAAGTATCGCCTTCTTTGACTTTCTTAATTCGGCCATAAGCAATAGTCCAAACTCCTGCTGCACATTTATAAGCTTCAAGCTCGCAACCTTCAAACTTTTTAATTAAAGATAAACCTTCTGTAGAAGTTTTCATCTTATTCTACCCATGTCCCATCTTCTGTGATTCTACCTGTTTTAGTGCCACCCCAATACTCAACCGCATGTTTTTCTTTGATAAGCAGTTGGCAAATATCTTCGCCATCTTCCGTATAAGGTATACCCAATATTCGACCATATTTACCTTTACCTAGCGATTTAATTTTAAAATTTCCGCAACATAGCTCTTTAAGTCTTTCTTTTGCTTGCAAACCTAATACTTTTTCAGCTTTATTTCTGGTTCTAGATTCGGGTGTATCAATACCTGCAAGTCTTACTCTTTGTTTGTGTAGCTTTACTGAAAACCCTAAATCTAATACACAATCAAATGTATCGCCATCAATTATTCGGTCTAGTGTAGCGTTGTAAACAAAAGCATCTGGTGCATCACTCATTATTATCTTCCTCTGTAGTAGGGTCATTATCCCTATAATATTTAATTATAGCCAAATTTTGTCTAATGTATCTTTTAATATCAGCTATATTGTTTGATAAATTCTCATAGCCTTGAGCCGTTAAACCATAATATGCCATTGCTGGTGCATCGCCATTATCATAATTATTAACGTATTCTCGCATTGTTTCAGGGTTTAGTATTTTCCATTTTACTTCAGCAGGGTCAATGTTTCCTGGTAAAGGTGGATGATACATTGGTGCAGGCTTCTCAATAGTTATTACTTCTATTGGTTTTACTGTTGGTACTGCAACTGTATTAAACATACTACCTAAAGAAGAACATCCTGTTGTAAATAAAATTAAACTAATTAGGTATATTTTCTTCATCAAATTGCCTCGGATTAGTTAGCTCTACTAGCTCTTTATTTACTTTTACTGTTCCTTTATTAACAATTTTCTCAATTAGACCTGGTTTAGCTATCGCTAAGTTATTAAGATCATGTCTAGCAAAGGTGTTTCTTAATTTATTGACTTCAGCTTGAGCAAGCTTACTGTCTTCATTTAGTTGAGTGATTCTTTCTTGGCTTATCTTTTGTTGTTCTAACTGTTCAGTTATTTGGTTGTTTTGTGAAGAAATTGTATTTTCTAAAACAGCTTGGTTGTTGATAGCGGTTTGTAATTCTATCTGAAGTTTTTCTATTGTTGCTTTTTGCATATTAATATACATTGCACTTCCAGCAATACTTACGATTAACAAACTACCTAATATTAAATTTAGTTTAAATCCCATGTATATACTCTTAATGGTTTAGCCTTGCCCTTTACTTCTATTGGATCTAATTCCTTTAAAGGATAACATGAATGCTTTGCTGTTTCTTCACCTATTAATGTGCCTACACCTGCAACTTTAGTGCTTGATTCCAAGCGTGCCGCGACATTACAAGGATCACCTATCAAACTAAAGGCAAACCTATCGGTAGCCCCAAAGTTACCTGCTATGCAAATACCAGAATTGACACCTACACCTATTGCAATTTCAGGTATACCTTCTGCTTTAAACTTTTTATTTAGTTCTATAATGTTTTTTTCTATTTCTTTAGCAGCTCTCAAGGCTAAGTTACGGTGGTCAGGTTGTGGGATAATAGTATTCCAATGGAACATACCTGCATCTCCAATAAACTTATCAGTACATCCGTAGTATTTATTAGCTGCTTTTACCTGTACGTCTAAAACATTGTTCATAATGTACGTTACCATTTCAGGTTCTACAGATTCTGATAGGCTAGTAAAGCCTCTTAAATCGGTAAAAATAATACTACAGTCAACTCTGTTACCGTTGACCTTACATAACTCAGGATTGTCTTGTAACTTTTTAACCATGCGCGGATCAAGATATTTACCAAATTGCTTTTTAACTAGTTGCCGTAGCTTATATTGTTCTCTAAACCGTAAGTAAAACGCTGTTGCACCTGTAATGAACTGACAGATAAGTGTCCAAGTAACATCAATCAGTAAACCTTTTTGTATTAGATAAAAACCTAAGTAAGCATTACCTAACATGGTTAAAGCAAAAAGACTGATGCCTAATGTAATACCCAGTAAACTAAGGATAAACCAAGTAATAACAACAGAAAATAACAGCATTAATAGTTCTGCACCTTGAGCATAGTCAGGTATCTGTGGACTGTCTTGTATTAGAATTGATTCAGCTAATGCTGCTTGTATCTTATGTGGTTCTAATAAACCTACAGGGGTAGCCAGTTGTGGCATCACACCAGGTGCAGTTACTCCTACGAATACAAACGTATCTTCTACATTCATTTCTTCTAATGTAGTCTGTGGTGTATCTACCCAACTAATCCATTTACGGCCTAAACTATCAACAAGTACAGGTGGTAATCCTTGTACTATTATTTCCTCTAAACCGTTTTCATTTGTTTTAATTATATAAGTGCTTGAATTTAATAAAACTTTTAGTACCTCTGTGCCATAAGCAGAAACCCAGCCATCAGGGGTACGCATTAGTAAAGGTAAGCGTCTTACTAAATTATCTACGTCCGTCTGTGCTACTGCTATGCCCGCGTTAGCATACTCAGATAGTATTGGAATGTTATTGAGTACCCCCTGTGCTTGATAACCGCCTATGTCGTTACCCATAATGACAGTGCCTGTAGTCTTAGGATAAAGATTATTATTGGTTTCAAACAAAGGCAGTACAGACGGTGCGTAGCTTAGAGCTTCTGCAAACTCTGCATCACCGCCTGATCTATCTGGGTGTGGGAAAGCAATCACCCAGCCAACACCAATAGCTCCAGCTT